GATCATTTCTTCGGTGAACGATCCAGGCTTAGGAGTGTCGGCAATATACTCAACGAAAGCGCTATCTCTGGCGGTATTACTCAATACGTTCGTAAGCAGTATTTTACGAGTCCCGTCAGCATTGGCCGTAATTTCCCACTGGTATTCAACTTGAGCACGTACTTGATACGGCCTTGGTTGCGTTCTGGCGGCGATAAGGTTTTCGTCAAACTGACACACAACCTCAAGGCAATCGCCCGGCAACGTAAAGGCAAAGCACCATTGGCCTATTTCCGGTGGACTGGCTAATTCAGTGCCTAAGTCAAGAAATTTCACCGTAGAACGAAACGGAGCCTGTCTTGTCGCAAGGTCTTTTATTACCCTGCGTCTTATCCTTGGGAAGTTCAGTTTGCACCATTGCGATACTTTATCATCACCGTCAATGCTGGCAATGAAAGCAGTACCGCTTAAAGCGTCGCCTGCCCCGCCAAGTTTACCTAGAGCTATATTGCATATGTCGGTTTCATTTGGCATGTTTCACCTTTTTTAGTATCTTAAGTTTAGAGCAAGCCACCTGATCTAATTCAACGACCGGATGTTCTGCTATTCCTCTATGTCCGTCATTCATTTCTTCACCTTGATTTTTCATTACTGTTGCTACTGGTGGAAAATAAACACAATGGCCTAACTCGTCATCTATCGGATTGGCATATTGACATAGGCGGCATGTGCTAGGCACGCTAGTCACCCATAAGGGTGATGTCGCACAATCCAGTGGACACACCAGGATCTTTACTTATTAACGCACTGACTGTAATTGTTTTGTTACTCAAAATATGCAATGGCAAGTCTGTACCTGATAACGTCATAAACAGTTGAGCCGCCACAGTGGTTGCGTGTTCCGCTACCGCTTCTCCGGTAAACAGAATCGACCCTGTAGCTTTGTCAATGAGCGAAACGGTAACAGTCGCACCCGTAGCAGTCGTCACTCCAAGACCTACCATTATTTGCTTAACAGCACCGTCAATGTTTACTTCTTCGGTCTGTGTTAATGTTGCACCAGTAGCCCCGTTTGGGAATACCAACTGAGGAACTTGAATTCTGAATACAGAGCGTTTATTGTCTCTACCTACGCCTTGACCCATGATAATACTCCTTAAGAAATGAGGTGAGCCGAAGCCCACCTCGTTAGATTTACTGCGTAGTCAACGGATTAGTTGAGATACCGAAAGTTCCCAGAACAGTCCAGCCAACTGTGGCATCGACAAACATAAACGATGCACCTTCGCCGTCATTCGTGAAGATCATAGTAGCCCATCCTGACCCGGTTAAGCTAGCCGGGGTGATCGTTGCCACGCCGCCATCAGTTCCAATAATGACTGTAAGAACTTGTCCGGGGTTTCCATCGGGCAAAGACCATGCCGACGCTCCGCTACTTGTCCCAATTACAACCGCATGAGTCAACGGAATCGCTGCGTCCGATGCGTCTTTAGTAGTCGAGCCTACCGGTATATATCCTACAGCGCCAGTATCGTCGGGTAATGTCAAAGTCGCATCGGCAGTTGCGTCAATAGCAGTCAAGATAGTTTCGTGATCGTCAGCAGTACCCTCGAAGATAAGCTGATTAGTGCCGCCAGAAACCGAGTTTGCGATTTCCGGGGCATTAGTAGCCAGTGTCGAAGCCATAACGGCAAACGTATCGGCAGCAGCAGTCGGGAATGTCCAAGTAACGTCAGCGGTCGGATCGGTAAATACGACAGTCGCTTCATGTTCATCGGCAGTACCTTCTATAGTCCACGTCTCAGCAGCAGCACCGTCGAAGATTTTAACGTCAACAGAAGTAAGAGTCAGGACACTAGCTGCATCGAGGATTAAATCGCCATTTGTTCCGCCATCGGCGTTTAGATGAATACCGCCGTCAGTTGTTTCGATCTGCAAAGCTGTCCCGGCAGTCGTCGTCACTGCGTCGATCTTCAGCAAAGTAGCATTCCACTGAATAATTGCATCAGTCGAGTCGCCGAATTCAAGCGTGTCAGAGTCGCCAAGTGCAACATCATAAGCATTGAAAGTAACCTGATCGCCTGAAGCGTCAAACGATACCGTACTTGCAGTCGCGCCAAAGATATTTAAGTCAGTGGTATTAGTCGCGTCTCCAAGTGCAATAACGAAATCGTCGGTAGTATCAGAAGGCAGGAAAGTCAACACCTCAGAAGCATTGTCGATTATCCATTCGTCATCAGACCCGATAACTAAATTAGAGTTGTCGTCAAGGTCAATGTCGTAGGCAACAAACAGCACGTCGTCAGTGGCTTCGGTAAACGTAACCTTAGAACTTCCTGTCTCTGAGAATATAACAATATCCCCACCGCCGCCATCGACACCAAAGGCAATCTCTTTATCGTCAAACAGGATATTAAGATCGTCACCGGAACCGTCATACGCAATCGAAATGTCATCACTGGAACCGAACACAAGCAAGGAACTGTCTTTGAATTCCATCTGATTCGCAGAAGCGTCATGGACGATATTAGTCGCCGCACCGGTAAACGTCACATCGCCGGTACTGGTAACAAGTCCGACAAGAGTGCCTATGCCCGCGCCAGTCACACCCCAGGTATCGTCTGTACCCTCAATGTCATTGCCACCAGACTGACCCTGAATGTCGATTGTATTGCCGGTTCCTGCGTTAGTCAAAGTGAATACTTTAGTCGTTCCTGTATCGGATTGGGCCAAAGTTAAAATCACGTTATCTGCCGCATCTGGAGCCGTCCACGTCAGCACCCCGTTGTCAACTGTAATATCACTTCCGAGATTGTACGTCCCGTCCATACTTAGACCGCCGGTATTGGCTTCAATGTCAATCCACGAGCTTCCGTTATGGAACCTCAACAGGTTGGCTGTGGTATTGTAATACAACCGGCCTTCTGTTGACGTTGGATCAGCAGTGATAGTATTGTCAAAGAGAAGGTTTGTTATCAAGGTCGTAGTTCCCGTCCCGTCCAACATGCCCTCCACTTCGCCGATAAACCCACGTAAAGGGTCATTCGATGTTTTGGAAAACGCTGTCCGAACATTCTTGTCGTAGAAAGACTGCCCAAAACTAAGAGCAGCCTGGGCAGTCCCGGCAAGACATGCGAACAGCAACAAAATAATTAGAACCTTTTTCATTTTTAGGTACTCCTTAAAAGTAAGTTAAAGGGCGGTCAGGGAAAGGCTTACCCAACCGCCCGATTCATTATGAGGGCAAGCCCACATTAGAACGGATTACTTGGACATTGTCTTTTGTCCGGGGTTTACTTGGCGCCATAGCTGCATTGATTGAGAGCGTCGCAGTACCGTTACCGTCAACCAGGGTCGAAATAAGACCCATGTAGCGATAAGTGGCGTCTGCCAATTCTCCGACCATCTGACCGACTTCGCACGATGCGATATTGCGATTAACCTCGGCAATGCGAGGATCGGCAACATCATTAAGCAGGTCAATCGTCAATACAGTCTTAAACGTGGTCAGATTCGCCGCGGTAGCAACTACCAAAGCAATCGAGAACGTCGAACTTGTACCGGCAGAACCGCCGATTTTCGTCTCAGTTTCGATAGCCAGCCACATGTCGGTAAAGCCAACATTGGCGATAGCGCCGAGGTCGATGACATTTTCACTGTCAGCCGCCCCGTTTGTCAAATCTTGTGCTGTGCTTAGCACACCTAATTCTTCTAGCAACATAATTGTATTCCTTAATAAAACAATTTCAATTAAACCCAGATTAAGTCAACTGAGTCTCACCAGAACCGATAGCATGGTTCAGGGAATCAAGCCGGCGGATGATGATATTCGGACCGATCATCGGAAGCTCTGTCTGATAGATATTCTGGTCAGACGTGTGAACTTTCAACTTATCGTTAGCACCGAGAATCAACTGGGTGTGAACATCAGCATCACAATACAGGAACCACGTCTTAGACATTGTGGAACTGTGCTTGTTTGCTGCACGAATGACGTTGTTGATAAGATCCGCACCCGGCGTAGTTGTTCCGCCTACAGGGATATTAGCGATACGCTTGACCGTTCGCTCATCACGA